TCCTGAACCTTTAGGCTTTTTTCCTGTACCAGTTTTTGGATCTTTTTTTGCCATTTATTTACCATTCTTTGCCATGTATGCTGATGTACCCATATATGTACCAACAATACCTGCTCCTGATATGTAAAATAAATTACTTATATCTGCTAAAGCTTCTACTCGTTCTATTGGCACTATAAACATTGCAAGTGTGAATACTCCCATTCCTATCAGTGTGTATCTTGCCATTCTCAGTTGAGCAAGATTTTTTCGTAGTTTTGTTTCTGTCTCCTTAATCTCTTTTGCTCTCTGTAGCTCCTCATCTGTGATCGTGTTGTCTCCATCAAGATCATATTGATTTAAAATAGAATCTTTTTGTAGTTTTTTTTGTGTCATCTTCTACTTTCTTTATAAACCCAAGCAAGAAAAAACAAGAAACCAATTACTGTGCAGGCTAATACAAAGTATCCTATGTATTCCCATATTTTTCTTATAAATTGTTGTCTGTCGTATATTTCTTTTTTTCTTTGAAGCCGAATATCTGCTTCCATTTGCAAAATCTCATTCCAAGAGTTAGAACCATAATGAAAATTTATAAAAGTCTTTAGCTCTTGACGTTGAGCCTCAAGTTTCTTTTTTGCAGTAAAAGCTTCAATTGCACTAGCTTCTATCTCATTACCTTTAAATAGTTTTCTAAGTGGTGAAGCATTTTTTGCAGACTTTTCTGCATTATCAATATCACTTAACGCTGACATCCAACGTCCTAAATCTTTGCCCATAGATTCTATTTCACGACCTGCCTGAAATCCACGCTTTATTGCGTTGAATGCCGTGTTGGCTGCAGTTATAGCCACACCAATGGTTGCTGGGTCCATCAGAATATCCCTTTAAATTTTTGTGGTTTAGCTATATCAGAGAATTTCTTTATTACGCCACCACTACGTTTTTTTACTGGTTTTTTTTGCTTTCTTTTTTGATTTTTTGTTTTTGGTTTCGACTTCCCTGCCGTTGTTAATGCTATCGCTATCGCTTGTTTCTGTGGATAATTCTCCTTCTTCAACTTGCGAATGTTCTGGCTGATTGTTTTCTGGCTCTTGCCTTTCTTCAGTGGCATTTGTAACCTCTTCTTCAAGTTTTTGATTTTTATTATTGAAACTATCTACTGAAATAAACGAAGAATCCATATCATCTTGTATTAGCTTTGCAATCCTTCTATTTATTTTTTTTTGTTTTTCTACCTGATTTATTTTCTCTCTAACTGAACTAACCATAATTTATCCTTTCATTTCTTTAAGAGAAGCTATATCCCTCTTTGTTTGATCATTTTGATTTGCTATTTCTTCTTGTTGATCAAGTCTTTGTTGATCAAGTAAAACATCATTTCTTTCTTTTTCCTTTTTAAACTCTTGTTCTACTTCAAATTGTTGTTGTCTTTGAGCTACCTCTTGTCCTCTTAGTGCTAATTCTTGTTTTCTAATAGATACAAGTGGATCTTCAGAAGGTGGTGGAGTTATTGATTGTGCATATTGCTCACTTACTTCGCTTGATATTTCAGCAGCTCTAGATGCAACCTGATCTTGAAATTGTTTCATAGCAATAGGATCTTGTTGCATCATTGCTTGTTGTTCAGGTGTCATGTTAGCACTTATTTCTTGTTGAGCTTGGATCTCAGACATCATGGCAATATGTTCAGATATGTGACCTTGCAAAGTCATTACGATAGCTGCATTTGCTTGTGCTATTGGTGTAGCTATCATAGCTAAATGTGCAGATATATGTGCTTGATGATTTTGTTCAGGAAATGCCTGTAATCTTGCACCCCTCAATGCCTCTTGATTTTCTTTTGCTGGATTCATGGGCATTGGTTGTGGGGGAGGCTGTAATATAGTATCAATATTACTCACACCCAATGCCTCATACATTTTTCTATATGCCTGATACATACCATTAGGACCATGTATATCAGGATTACTTTGTGCCAACTGTAATTGTGTTTGAGCTAAAGCTATTCTTTGCGACATAGAAAATATGTTTGGGTCTGAAACTGGCAAGACATCAATTCTTTGATCAAAGTCTGTTTGCTTTATTTCAGGTGGAGCACCTGGTACTTGATATGGATAAACTGGAGCACCCATTGCAAATATTCTTGCTAGTATCTTAAATTCTACTTTTTGCGAATAATGAAGACGTTTATGAATGGCAGACATAACTTTTGTACCACGTTCCATAATTGCCATAGTTGTGCCTACAGGTGCATTACCCTGCATCTCACCAACTTTCATATCAGCCATAGATGCAAAACGTCTTCCTGAATCAATCAACGTACCGAGTAGTGAATACAATGTTTGTGATGGTTCTTTAAATGGTAATGGCATTATTGCTTGACGTAAGTCCATGCCAACCATATCTACATCCCTAAACTCTCCAGGATTTAGTGGTGTTTCATCATCTCTTATACGAGCACCCCTTGCCTTAAATCCAGCAGGTAAGTTTGATAAAGTTCCTGCATCTATTAACTGTCGTAATATTGATGTTGAGGCTCTTGATAAGCCTCCTATCATGTGCGTAAGACCAAAGCCATAAAAGCCAAGACCAGGCAAGAACTTATAGTGAACAAAGTAAGGTATTTTACTGCGTAACGGATCGGCTTCGTTGAAATTCCTTTTGATCGATAATACTTCACCAGATTTCTCCACGATTGTAACGATATAAGGCATTTTCAATCCAGTGTTTTCTCCTGCTTGACTTTGATCTTCAAAGCCTGGTAGGTCTAAATCTGTGTGTATTTCGTATAATGTAAGTTCTTCGTTGTAACTTGACTCTGAATGAATGCCTTCAATATCTTTAATTGTTTCTCTAACCTCATTGTAATCTGCTCCATCGGAGTCAGATGTAGGTAACTCAATATCTCTGTAAAACCCAGATAGCTGCAACTTTCTTACTTCATTTGAGTCCATGCGAATTACATGACAAATTCTGGTAGCAGTTTTTAAATCTGTAGCATTGTAAGGAACAATTAAGTCCTCTGCATGTACAAATTTTGAAACTGCCCTTTGCAACGTAGGGTCAAAATAAACTTTTTTAAATGATGAACCAACGATAGGAAGATAGAATAACATTTGATCAAGTTCAGGATCATACTCTTCCATCTCGTAAGTTATTTGATAATTCATAAAATTTTTAACACGTTCAGCCTGTGCTAATACTTCAGAAGTTTCTTGTCCTATAATGGCTGTAGTAACAGGACCTCCTGCAGGTAATAATTCTCTATAAGCCTGTGCTTGAAACTGTGTTACAGATTCAGCAAGTAACGGATGAACAATACCAGATGCACCTTCAAAAGGCTCTGCTCTGTCTTCGTAGTTCATTCCGAGTAATTCTAATCCACCTTTGTATTGATCTTCCCACTCTTTTCGTGAGTTCATATCTTCTTGAACTTCATTGACCATTTCAGATGATATACGACCAAGTTCTGTATCATCGATAAATTCTGCAAGGTTGGCATTGAAAGGCACTTGTATAGGAGCAATCTGTTCTTCCATCTCTCCTACAATGACAGAACCATCATCCATTTCAGTAACATTCGGAGCTATTTCTGTTTCTTCTATCTCAATAGCTGTAACACCTTGAGGTGTTTCGATATTCTCTACTCCATTTACCTTTTCAACTGCCATAATACTACCTTATTGTAAATCCAGTTCCTGGTCTCGCTATGCCTCTTCCACGACATATATTCCCACTTTTTTTGGCTTTAACATCTCCACCCATGCCAAACTTCTCAGCTAGTTCAGGGTTCATCTTTTGTTGAACAGACTCAGGTAGTTTTGAAAAGCCTTTAAACTTTGGTGGAACTGCTTCGCCACCTTCTTTTTTACCTATTAATTTTTTTAACATTTTTCTTCTACCTGCAAATTTTGCTTTTTCTTTATCTGGTCTTTCCATAATCTCAAGTTCTTTCATAACTCTAATTAAGTCGCCACCTCTGCCTGCTTCACCACCTTTTTCCATCTTAAGTATTCCTGCTTTCAAACCAAATTTTTTTACGTCTTCTACAGAAGCACCTGGCATAATTTTTCTTATTTCTGCCATCTTTCTCCTACCAGTTGGTGTATTTATGGAAACTGCTTTTCCTCCAGATTTTGCCTCACCACCACCTTGCATCTCTTTAGCTTTAACTTTCTCAATGGCTTCTGCTAAACCACCATCTTTCTTTTTAATTGCTAAAGGAACATCAATACCCATAATCTTTTTTAAAACACTCATTGGTATAGGTTTAACCTTTACAGGATCTTTGATTACACCAGGTATTTTAGGTCCCATTTTTACACCACTGGTTCTTTTTTTATCTGCCATATTATTCTCCTGTCTCTGGGTTAATCATTATTGATCTAGTCATATCTACAACTCCACCCTTGCTCATAGACTTAGGTACAATCATATTTTTCTGTATATTCATACCTCTAGGAGTTGTAATACTTGCACTCTGCACTGTCATCTTTATTGGCTTTGTTCTTATTCTTTTTGCTCTTGAGCCAGTTTTTTTGATCTTTCTCATAAGTGCAGCAGCTTCTTTTCTTGACATATCTCCAAAAGGATCAGCAGATGCAAGACCACCTATTTTAAATAACTTTAATTGTTTCATTTTAGTCATATCAATAGGTTTTACTGGAGGTGGATCTGTAACCCTTTTACCAGCTTTTATCTTACCAAAGTTCTTGCCAGGAACTGGTTGCCCTCTTCCTGCCAACTCTGCGTAAGCTCTTCTTCTATCTGCTTCGTCTGACATTATCTAATTCCTTTAAAACTACCACCTCTACCAGAAATAACTCCACCCATATTCATTTTTTTTATAACACCACCAAACTTTTTACCTAAAAAACCATCTATAAGTGCTTTACTATCTCTAAGTGTTTCAGCAGCATCATCTGGCTCAAATCGACCAGGTGAATAAATTAAATAAGGTGCTCCTTCTTCGCCTTTATTATTATATATCTTGTAACCACGATAAGATACAGTACCAGGCTCTCCAGCGATCCTTTTGCTTTTGTATTTAGACACTATCTCATACCTTTAAAACTACCACCACGACCACCGATGACACCACCCATGTTCATCTTTTTGACTTTACCACCATCCATCATATCAACAGGTTGTGCCTTAGTCATATCCATAACCTCACCACCCATTTCTTTTTTCTGTATTTTCTTACCCATTTCTTTAGCAATCTTAACTATCTCTGGGTCCATTTCTATTTCTTTGATTTTAGAAAAATCAGATACTTTTATGTTTTTAACTGCTTTTTTTAAATTTTTATCTAGTTGTCCTGGCATTAGTAATACTCCATTTTTCTTCTATAAACTGGTTCTTGTTCATCGTCATCAGGAGTAGTGATAAAACCACCCTG